AAAAATGAAGAAAGCTACGGAGGAAGGTAGAAGAGTTGCTGGAGAAAAACCTGATACTACTACAGGATTTGAAGATGATGAGTATATTCCAGGTATTGAAATGGAATCTTTAGATGATACTATGGCTACAGGTGATCCTGACTTTGAAGCAGAGCCAATGGGTGATATGCAAGTATCAGCAACAGATATGGATGATACACCATCAGGCGATGACATATTTACTACCTTCTTTAAAAGTTTAGGTGATGTTACATTTGATGAGGGATTTGAAGTAGATGACTTAAACCTAAAGAAGGGTGGTGCTGTAGAAGCAGACTTTGATGGTAAAGATAATGATGATAAGGATGAAGACGAGGGAGATCCACCACCTCTAGCTAAACCTGAAGAAGTAGCAGATGATATACCTGCAATGTTGTCTGAGGGTGAATACGTATTACCTGCTAATGTAGTTAGGTATTTAGGACTAGAGCGTATCATAGATATGCATCAAAAGGTATTACATGAGATACAACAGATGGAGGATCTAGGTATGATCCAGAATGTTGATGAGAATGGTAAACCTGAAAATGATGATGATGAGATGAAGTTTATACAACCTGAAGGTAAAGTAACAGAGACTTTAATTATTGCAGCTAAACCTCAAGGTATGATGTGTCCACCAAAAATGTCAGAAGGTGGTCAGATAAATAGAGATATAGATATAGATAGAACACTAGATGATGATATATTAAACATTAGATCAGATATTGCTGCTCAACGTAGTCCAACAGGGTTTAAAACTGTATTTGATCCTGAAGTAGGGTTTTTAAAAATTAAAACACCTAAAGGTAATCTTACTATGGATAAGGGTGCAATAGATGACTTTATAAATCAAAATGAAGGTCCAGAAGGAGCAGATCCTGCTGATCCTGATGTAGGAGGAACAGCATCTAGTTTTGGAGACATTGGTAAATCTATACAAGATATAATAGATGCTGAATTAGATCGTGCTAAAGATTTAATGTCAATGGAGCAAGAGCAATCAGATACAGAAAGAGGTATAGCTGATGTAGATGTAGGTTTACAAGATCAAGAGCAACAGACTAGTGATCCAGCAGAAACTGGTGCTGCTGAAGCAGACGATGCTGGCGTAGGTGGTGGAGCAGAACTACGTTCAGGCGGTCTAATGGCAAGGTTTAATACTGGTGGTGCTGTAGATTACAACATAGCTGGTGTAGGAACTGTAGCAGGTGATATGCAGTTAGGTGACCAACTAGAAGCAATGGAGAAACCTAAAACATATGAAGAGATAAGACAGGATATATTAGGAGATCCATTTGAAAATATGCCTGATTTGCCTGATGATTATGGTAATATAAGAAGTGAAAATTATATTTATAGAGATAATCCTGTATTAAAAGGTTCAGAGTTACAAAAAAGAAAAAAACGATCTTCATTTGTTTTTGACCCCAATGCATCAGGTGGACAAAATGCAAATGATTATACTAATGATAAAGAAGTAAAACAGTTATTAGATTTGGCAGGAATTGATAGTGAAAATTATGCGTTTGTAATGCAAGATTATAACAAAGGCAGAGAAAATATTGGAGGTGGTATTAGTATAAAAAGAAATGAACAACTAAAAAAAGGTTTAGATGCATTAGCAGACAAACGTAGAATATTAAAAAAAGGATTAAAAGCTTCTGACATACCAGAGGGAGCTACAAACAGAGATATATATAAAAAAGTATTCTTTAATGAATTAGATTATTTTGGAGAAAGTTTAGATCCAGAAAATTATGAGCTACCATCAGTTAATAATCCATTAAGTGTTACGGATGCAGAATTAGAAAGACTTAGATCTGGTAGGGATGCTGGAACTTTAGATAAAAAAGAAAGAAGAAAATTAGAAGCTTTAGATAAATTACAACTAGATGCACCAGCAGATATTAGCGTAGTTAATAGAGGTATTAGTCTTTTATCTGGAGGAAAACAAGGAACAACTTTTTATAATTCTAGAAATGAAAGATTAAAAAGACTTAGAGGTCCAAGGTCAGGAATAATGGGTGAGGGCCAATATGTTGAAGGAGTAGGTTACGTTACGTAATCTATATGTTAGGGCTACCTTCTACCCTTTTCATGGTGAAAAGCTACTAGATGCCCCCGAAAAGAAAGTGAAATAAAATGCAAGTAGTACAAGAAGTAAAAACACAACCAATACGTTACAAAAAGAAAAGCATAGAAGAAGAAGATAAAGAGATTGAAGAACTAGAAGCAGAAAGGAATAAAGTAGAAGAGGAGGAAGTAGAAGCTGAACAAGAAGCAAAAGCAGAAGCTGAACTTAATCCTGAAGAAAAAACATTTAAAAAGAGATATGGAGATTTACGTAGACACGTACAAAAGATACAGGAAACACATGATTCTGAAATACGTAGTCTAAAGGAACAGGTAGAAGGACTTACAAGAAAACAAGTTAAGCTACCTAAAACAGATGAAGAACTAGAGCAATGGGCTGAGAAATATCCAGACGTTGCCAAGATAGTAGAAACAATCGCTACAAAGAAAGCTATAGAAGCTAGAAAGGATGTAGAAGAAAAGTTAAAGTATGTAGATGAAATGCAGACTAAAGTTCAGATAGAAAAAGCTGAGACAGAACTTTCTAAACTTCATCCAGACTTTCAAGAGTTACGTGTTAGTGAAGACTTTCATGATTGGGTAGCAGCACAACCAAAGTGGATACAGTCTGCTTTGTATGAAAATGACACTGATCATTTAGCTGCTGCTAAAGCGATTGATTTATATAAACTAGAAACAAACAAACCAGCTACTAAATCAGAAACTAAAGAAGCTGCTAAGTCTGTAAAAAAATCTTCTAGAGCAGAAGAGCCAAAGACACAAGATCGTAATGTATGGTCAGAGTCTAGGGTAAAAAATCTTAGCAGTAAGGATTGGGAAAAGCATGAAGATGCTATTTCAGAATCTATAGCAAACGGCACTTTTGTTTATGATATTAGTGGTGGTGCAAGATAAAAAAAGTCTTGACAAATTAATTAAAATATGATATACTTTGTATATTATTAAAACTAGCATAGGTATTTGCTAGTGTTCGGAAGCCTCTTAGCAATAAGACTACCTTCCTGTTTATGCTAACTGAAGAAGTTTCAACTACCTACACTCGTTAGGCCAGGTTTATCCTACACCCTAAAGATGTAGCCTTGAATTGTCAATAGTTGGCTCGTTTCGATAATAGCCGAAAGGAGATAACCAATGGCTTTTAAGACTGCTGCTGGTTACGGAAACCTGCCTAACGGTAACTTCTCTCCTGTTATTTACAGTAAGAAGGTACAATCGGCTTTCCGTAAGACTAGCGTGATTGAAGATATTACCAACAGTGATTACTTTGGTGAGATCGCAAATTTTGGTGATACAGTACGTATTATCAAAGAACCAGAAATCACGGTTCAAGAATATGCAAGGGGTACGCAAGTAACTCCACAAGACTTAGACGATGAGGACTTTACCCTTGTTGTCGATAAAGCTAACTACTTTGCTTTCAAAATCGATGACATTGAAGAGGCACACTCTCACGTAAACTTTGAATCAATGGCAAGTGATCGTGCAGGGTATCGTCTAAAAGATCAGTTTGACCAAGAAGTACTAGGTTACTTATCTGGTTTCAAACAAGCTGCCTTACACGCAAATGCAAGTGCAGCTAGAGTTGCTGCTGATAAAGCAGGCACTGATCCAGTATCTGTTGCAGCAGACGGTTTACTAGCTTCCATGAAGATCTCTCGCGCAAGCTTTGTATCAGGTGGTTCTGCCTCTGATTCGATTGCTACGCATCCAGATGGATCTACTGGTGAAGCAACCCCATTAGAGGTTCTAAACCGTATGGCTCGTTTACTAGACCAGCAAAATGTAGACCGTGATGGTCGTTGGGTCGTTATCGATCCTGTCTTTGCTGAACAGCTAAACGACGAAAACAGTAAGCTTCTAAACAATGACTTTGCTGGTGGACAAAATGCTGGTGACATTCTAAGGAATGGTCGAGTAGTCTCTGGCTTAATTAGAGGCTTTAGAGTTTATATGTCCAACAACCTTCCTTCAATAGGAACAGGTTCATCAACTATCGACACTAACGGTTCAAGTTCTAACTTTGGTGTTATTGTTGCAGGACACGACTCTGCTGTTGCTACAGCTTCTCAAGTAGAGAAGGTAGAGACATATCGTGACAACGACAGCTTTGCTGATATTGTTCGTGGTATGCATTTATACGGACGTAAGATTCTTCGCCCAGAAGCTCTTTGTCGCGCCATTTATAACATCGCAGGTTAAGGAGGATAGATCATGGCTACATATGATATGACTGATGCCGATACCGTAGGTGTAGGGGCTGACTCGATTGCTGCTTTACCATCTAAAAAAGATAGTCACGTAATGTATAACATTGAAGCTACTCTTGATATTGATGACATGGCTGCAAAAGGATACTCAGGTGCAGACGGAGATGTTTTCCAACTTCTAGAAATACCAGCAGGAGTACTTGTACTTAACGCTGGTGCAGAAGTTATGAAAGCATTTAACTCTTCTGTAACTGCTGATATTGATTTTGCAGGAGGTGATGATATCGTTGATGGTGCAGACGTAACCTCGACAGGTTTCTGTGCAGCAGGTACAAACGGTCAAACTAACACTGTTGTTGGTTCAGCCGCTTCAACGTATACGCAGTTTATTACAACAACTGATACGATTGATGTTACACTTGCTGGTGCAGCACCTACTACTGGCAGAATTAGGGTTTATGCTACTGTCGTTGATCTTAACGAACAGGGTGCAGAACCTGTAGCTGCTGCTAGGGATACCCTAGCCTAATTGATTTTGGGGTAGTTCATTAACTTGGGCTACCCCTTTATCTTGTTTTTGGATATGATATGGCTACTACTTTTCTTACATTAGTTAATGATACCTTACGTAGATTAAACGAAGTCGAGTTAACCTCGACTGATTTTGCTACAGCAACAGGTTTTCGCGCTCAAGTAAAAGACGCGATAAATTCATCAATCCAAGAGATATCACAAAAAGAATTTGAGTTCCCATTTAATTTTACTGCTGGTTCTTTGACACTCGTTGTAGGTCAACAGGAATATTCTTTACCTGATGATTTTAAAATAGCAGATTGGGATTCATTCAGAATAAATTTTGATTCTAGTAATAATTTCTCTGCAAGAAAATTAAAACTTATAAGTTACGATACTTTTCTAAAAAGATTTTTTGAAAGAGATTCAGAAGCTGGTACAAGCGATTTTGATCAACCTATATATGTTTATAGAACATTAGATAATAAAGCAGCCTTTACACCAAGACCTGATGCAGCCTACAGTGTAAGCTTTAATTACTTTGCATTTGCCTCTGATCTAGATGCATCCACAGATACTATGTCCGTACCTGATGCATTTAAACACGTAGTTATAGATGGTGCTTTGTATCACTGTTTTATGTTTAGAGATAACACTCAACAGGCTGCTGTAGTAAGGCAAAGATTTGAAGAGGGTGTAGATAGAATGCGTACATTGTTAATAAACAGATTTACAGATGTACGTGATACTCGCGTGAGTAGATTAATAAATGTACCTCATGGTAATGGCTAATGGTGGATGGTTTAAAAGACGTAACAGTTCTATCAAGAGGTGGACTGTTTACTAACGAAGAAGCCCTTACAATGGCAACTCAAAATCCTGGTGCTGCCATTCGTATGTTAAACATGGAAATATCTCAGTTTGGTGGGTACAGAAGAATAAATGGCTACAACGAATATGATACTACTTACGGTAGCGTAGCAGGATTAGGTCAGGTACTTGGACTCTGGATATTAGATAGTACTCCTTATGCAGTTAGACGTAACGCAAATGACTTCACTGGTTCACTGGGAACTAACCCTTTTACAACTAGCAACGGAAGTTCTACGATTACAGTTGCTCATACTGGACATGGCCTTGCAGTAAATGATAGAGTTATATTTTCAGGATCGTCTGCTGTTAATAATGTAACACCTAATGGTGTAGAGATGGCGATAGCTTCTGTTGTAGATGCTAATAGTTACACTGTAGTTTTTACTTCTGCTGCAAATGGAGATGGTTCAGGTGGAGGTGGGTCAGTAACATTTAAGGCTACAGGTAAGACACACTCATTAGGTGCTAATCCCTTTACTGTTTCTAGTGGCAGTGCAACAATTACAGTATCACACACTGCTCATGGATTGTCTGTAGGTAATTTTGTTACATTCTCTAGTAGTTCTGCTGTAGGAGGTATAACACCAAACGCAACAGAGATGCAAGTTGTTAGTGTGCCTGATGCTAATAGTTACACAGTGTCTTTTACATCTAATGCAACTTCAAGTGCTACAGGAGGTGGTAGCTCAGTAACAGCAGTATACAGTCAATATTATACCATATGGAAGTATAGTACGAGTGGATTTAATAGAGTATTTTCTTTTCGGTCTTCTATAGGTGTATCAAAAGTAAGACACGCATTTAATTCATATCAAGGAAAAGAAACAGTAATTTTAACTGACAATGTTAATACCCCTGCAAGATTTGATGGAACTACTTTTTCGGAACACGCTACAAGTGGAGACTCTAATCCTACAGGTGCAAAGGTTAGCACTGACTTTATAAACCATCAGTTTTATGCTGGTTTCACTACTTCTGGTTTAGGACCAAATATTTTATTACACAGTAAACCAAACCCTAGTGATGATTTTGATGCAGCAGACTTTGCTGCAAGTGGTGGAGCAGGTGAAATTAATGCAGGTTTTAATGTTATAGGAATCGCTAAATTTAGAAATGGTTTGTTTGTTTTTGGTAAAGACAAAATAAAAAAATTAGTAGGCACTTCTTCATCAGATTTTACTTTACAAGAAGTAACAAATAATATAGGATGTATTGCAACAGACAGTATTATAGAAATTGGTGGAGACATACTATTCTTAGCTGCTGACGGTATTCGCCCTATTCAAGGTACTGCTAGGATTGGTGACGTTGAACTTGAAACTATATCTAAACCAGTGCAACAGTTGATGCAGTCACTGCCAAGTACACATGATTTAGATAATATGTCTTCTGTAGTTATTACAAACAAGTCTCAGTTTAGATATTTCTTTCCAAAGACAACTACAGCAGCATCAGATACAGCAGGTATAATAGGTGGACTTAGATTTGCAGATAGAAGAGTTGGTTGGGAGTTTGGAGAGTTACTAGGTATAAGAGCATTTGTTGCTACTAGTGGT